GCAACATGTTGGCATGCTAAAGATGTTTTGTGATTTGGAGATATTAGATCCTCGTTTTCGTACTAAAAATTCTCCTAGGATGGGAGAGTACGATTTCTATAGTCATCAGTGGAAGTACTGCCTGAATATTGACTCTCTAGAATTTTACGAGCTCTTTTATAGACTTCTCATATCTTTTATCGTTCCAGTCTTTTTCGCACAAATTGAGTACAAGAGATGGGGCCATTCCTTTTACACTAGACTCTTTGGACATTTTATTATACCTTTTCTTGGTTCTTATGTTCATGGAAGTATGGTGCCGATTGGATTGGCCTGCATCCTACATTTTTCATGGAATTATTTTGCCTTTGTATTTTGGGGCAAACCGTGTATGTTGGACTCTTTTAGCGTGGATAGGTTGAACAGCTTGTACGTTAGGCCGGCATTGTGTTTGTTGTCACTGCCTATTAAGCCAATCAAGCTGAGTATTACCTATGCTGAACGAGATAGGCCATCCAAATGTGAGCCACATTTTGGTGGTCGTCGGTTCTTTGGTGTTGAAGGCTATGTCGCTTCCTTCCATAATCCTTGCTCCCATAACGAGCAGATAAGTATGGAAGGTAGAGTTGGCAAGGCATGTCCCGTTCATGATGACCTTATCAATGTCAGAAAGAGATGGGAAAGGACAATACGCCAAGAATCTGATTTTATCTGCGACCAAATTGAGAGAGTCCGCCGCCCTTATCCTTATGAACAGTGGGCAGGGACTTTTCCCCCTAAGAAGAGAGATCAACTGCTTAAGTTGAGAGAGGAGTCCTTTCGGCTTCCTAAGAAGCTTATCGCTTCTTCCTTCTTGAAGTGGGAGCCGACTATGCGTTTGGAGGCAGAAATCGGGTTGGTCGTTGAGAAAGACCCTAGATTCATCCAAGGCTGTCCTGTTGAGTTGACAGCTACTTGCGGTCCTTATGTCCGCCGCCTTGCTAAGAATGTGAGAGAGGGCTTACGCCCTCGCGACTTTGATCCATCCGAGATCCTCGCAGGAAAACAGATCATATATACTTGTGGTCTAAGCCTAGAGAAAATTGGAGAGGTATTTGCCGCTGCAATATCTTGCATTATGCAAATGTGTGATTCCGGTGAGTATGTGTCCTACTTAGAGGACGATCAATCCCGGTTTGACCTTCATTTAACTGAGGGTCCCTTTAAGTTTCTAAACAGCCTGTACAGACGGAAATTATCTATGCGGGTTGCTAAAGCTTTGAAAAGGGGCATATCTAAGGGACGTTCTTCCCTAGGAACTTGGTATCAGGTTAATTACACAATGCAGTCAGGGTGGCCAGACACATCAGTCGGTGATACACTGGTTAATGTTGCTATGAAATACAGTATCCATGGACGTGGTCGGAAGTGGATTAGTATAATTTGTGGCGACGACAGTGTGACCATAACGACTAACCGTGAGTTGGATCTTTTGGGAGGTGTTAAGGGTATTCAGAACATGTACTCTGTCTTCGGAATGGAAGTTGAGGCTAAAGTTGCCACTAATCCCCTGGATGTTGAGTTTTGTTCTGCCCGATTCGTGCCAGTTGGAGAGGGCTACG